ACCCTGAAAATTTCGTCGATCGATGGCCGTTCCAGAAGCGTCAAGTCCAGCTTTGGATTGAGGGCATGAAGTGGTATCCAAGATGGCAAGATCAGGCGCGTTTCCTTAACCCAACAAGAGGATTTTTCTATTATGGAATCCCAGACTACGGTCCACCCCTTGATCATGGCACTCTTATCGATAGTCACGTACGGCGCTGCATCCGTGATTTTGCTTGTGGTATGCAATCTGGAATGACATCACCGGCGAGGCCATGGTTTAAGTTGGAAGTGCAAGACAGGGGCTTGATGCGATTTAATCCCGTGAAGCTTTATTTTGAGCAATGCGAAAAGATTATTTTGAATCTGGCAGGGCATTCAAATATTTACGATGGTTTTTATAACAGCTATGAAGAGATAGGCACGTTTGGCACGTCAGCCTGGGGCATCCATGAAGACCCCATGGACATATTCAGGGCGCAGTCGTTTACCATAGGTGAGTATTTCTTGGGTTGCGGGCCAGATGGCCGCATTAATGCGTTTACCCGCTCGACGTGGAAAACGGTTGCTCAAATCGTGGAGGAATATGGCGAGGAAAACTGTTCACCGACAATCATCTCGATGTACTACAACAACCAGTCCGATGCATGGCGTCGCGTCATCCAGCTCATTGAAATCAACGATGACAGAATACCAGACTATGAAGACTTCGCGCATAAGCACACGCGGGCGATCACATGGGAGGACGGGTCACAGCAGAACTTATATCTCAAGCTCGAAGGATTTAACGAGTTTCCTATCATCGCTCCCAGGTGGCAACCGCGGACTACGCATGATAATTACGGCAACGGACCGGGCGCTGATTTTTTAGGCGACTGTAGAATGCTTCAGATGATGCAAAAGAAGAAGCTTATTGGCTTGGACAAGGTTGTTGATCCGCCATTACAAGCAGACGCGACCGTGGGCAACGTTACAACTCTGCCGGGCGCGGTGACAAGGTTTTCCGCAACCACGCCTAACGCCGGTGTGAAAACTTTATATGATGTCAAGCTCGACATCAACGCCATCCGTGAAGACATCATGGAAGTCAAGAACGCCGCGAATCAAGCGTTTTTCAGCGATTTGTTCAAGGCCATGATCAACGATGACAGGCCAGGAATCACAGCCTATGAAATTGCCGAGCGCAAAAGCGAAATTATGAATATGCTCTCACCGATAGTCAATAGCCTGAATAATGAGCAAAACAATCCAGCGGTCATGAGAATGTATAACATCGCGCGTCGTATGGGTGTTTTGCCTACCATGCCCAAGGAGTTACGTGGGCAGAAGCTACAGGTCAAGTACATCTCCATATTGACCCAGGCCCAGCGGATGATGGGCTTACAGAGCATTCAGGAGACCTTAGGATTCTTCGGGCAGAACGCGCAGATATTCCCGCAGATGATTGACAACATTGATCAGGACAACATAGCGCGCGGGTACATGGAAGACATAGGCTTACCACCGAGTTATTTCACGGATTTAGCCAAGATGAAGAAGATGCGTGATCAGCGGGCCCAGGAGCAGGCCGCCGCACAGAAACAGCAATCCCAGCTTGTGGCAGCGGAAACCGCGAGCAAAGCAGCCAAGGCCACGAAAGACGCAGCAGGCGCACCCATGGGAACGGGAAGCGCACTTGATAGTCTATTGGCCGGAATGGGCGGATCAGGCCAGGTTCAGCCAGGACAGCAATGATTGATCAAGACGAACAAGAGCTACTGGTTGACAAAGACAAGCTGGCCCGGCAGAAGCAAGAGCAAGCCATAGCTTATGCCGAACACCAGAAGTTTTTGGACGATTGGCGTACAGGTGTATTGGACAGCCCGGCAGGCCGCAGGATAGTTTGGGACATCATCGGGCTGTTGGGTTATCAAAAGAAAATGTTTAGTTCAGACCCCCTGATCATGGCAGGCAACTGTTCAACGCATGATGTATGTATGACGATCATCAAGCACATCGAGGAAGCGCAGCCGGGGATTTTGTTTCGTATGCAAAATGAATTTAGATCAGCCCAGGCCAACAGAGAGAAATGATGGAAGAGCTGATCATATTTCTCAAGGACTTGATAAAAAATGGCTTTACTGGAAGCATTGAAATCCATTTTTTCAAAGGCGGTATTGGGAAAATCGTCAAACACGAATCAGTTAAATGACCAATGCTGCGGAACGAGGATGCAGTACATAACGTGTCATACGCATTACGCGAGGCTTAGATGCTTCAAATGCCATAAGACACGGCGAATCATAATTAAATAGTTTTAGGGACAGGCCCTGAAAAAAGGAGCGCCCAGGAAGTGACAACCAGTCACGACCTGGGTTTTTTATTACCCAGGAGGAGAACATGCCAGAAGACATCAAACCAACAGAAACAAAACCTGCAGACCAGAAGCCTGTAGACGCAAAAGTCGAATCTAAACCAGCAGACACCAAGCCAGCCGAGGCAGGGAAACCCGCCGATGCTGTCAAGCCTGCCGGAGACGATAAAACCGAAGCGGCCAAAGAAACAAAGACAGAAGCCAAAGCAGGTGATCAAAAACCAGCAGAGGAGCTTAAGACTTTGTTAGATGAGGCTACAGAGGAAGAAGTTAAAGATGGCAAGCCCATCGAATCAAAAGTGCCTGAGAAGTACGAGTTTAAGTTGCCTGAGGGTATCACGCTTGACGAAGCGCAGATGAAGCTGGTTGACCCGGCCTTTAGGGAATTAGGGCTCAGTAACGAACAGGCACAAAAGCTGGTTGACATTCAGCTTGCCTTAAACAAGCAGAATGAAGACTTCCATGTGAAAGCATTTAATCAGTACGTCGAAGACCTAAAGACGGAAGCAAAAACGTATTTCGGTCAGAAACTTCCTGAGGTGATGCGAAACGTGGCACGGGCAAGGGACACCTTCATGCCTAAGAGCGCAGACGGCAAGGAGCATCCCTTGCAAGAGAAACTCAATATCAGCGGGCTTGCCAATGATAAAGACGTTCTGGAGTTTTTCGACAAAGTAGGACGAACAATCAGTGAAGGCAAATTCGTGGATGGCAAGCGCTCCGCTCCTGTAAAGGGTGCGGCAGGCCAGACCCACGAAGAAGCAAGTCAATCGGTGTCTATGGACAAGGTATATCCGTCCATGGCTAAAACTTAAACAAGGAGACAACTATGGCAGCATCCGCTCTTACGACCGCATGGCCAACGCTGCTCGATGTCGCACGACGACTCGATCCCAATGGCCGTATTGCGAGGATGGCGGAAATCCTGAATCAATACAACGAGATTCTGGACGACATCCCGTGGATCGAAGGGAACTTGCCCACAGGTCATAAGACCACCTTGAGAGCTATAATCCCCAATCCAACATGGAGATTGATTAACCAAGGCGTTGTGCCCGTCAAATCCACATCGAATCAGATCACCGAATCGTGCGGTATGATGGAGGCGTACTCGGAAATCGACTTTGCTCTGGCCCAGTTAAATGGGAACACACCGGAGTGGAGAGCGACTGAGGACGCGGCAGTGATGGAAGGCATGAACCAGGCTCTGGCTTATGCCCTGTTTTACGGTGACACCTCTATAAACCCTGAAAAGTTTGTCGGGTTCACCCCAAGGTATTACACCTACTCGCCCTCAGCCACACAGACGAGCGGGCCGCAGTATAACGTCATCAGCGCCACAGCATCACAGGCGTCAACCACCAACAACTCATTGACCTCTATCTGGTTAATCGGTTGGGGTGAGGACACCGTGCATGGCATCTTCCCGAAAGGCTCGAAAGCGGGTCTTACGATGGAAGACCTTGGCAAGCAGACCTTGCTTGACAACAACACTCCCCAAGGACGCTATGAAGGATACCGTACCCACTTCAAGTGGGATTGCGGCCTTTGCGTGCGCGATTGGCGTTATGTCGTTCGTTGCTGCAATATCGACGTCACAAATCTGCTTACTTCTTCGGATTCAACGGATAACTCCGCTAATATCCTCAAGTACATGAGCATGATGATTGACCGTATTCCACCTTCCGGCCGGAGCCGTTTGGTGTTTTATATGAACCAGACCGTAAGGTCTATGTTGAGAGTCAAGATGCTCAACAAGTCGAACACATGGCTTGAGATCAACGACTGGGTACAGGGCCGTCAATTGCCTCGTCCTTCGTTGTTGTTCCAGGGCATACCTGTTCGTCGTGTTGACCAGTTGGCCTTAACAGAGCCGAGAATATAGAAAGGAGGATTGCCATGATTCAAGACCTTAATTTAAGGATGGATTATCAGCTTACGATAACCACAAGCGGCCAATCCACCTACTATATTGACACACTGGCCGCCGCAGATGCAATGCCAGCAGGTTCGTTGGCGATGTGGAAAGTATTATGCGTCACCACGCCGTCAGCTGGAACCACAGGTACTACGGTTATCACGCTTCAAGGTAGCCCCAATACCTTGTTTGACAGCAACGCGGTTACATTGTCAGCAACAGCGGCATTAACAACCGCTAACATCTACGCTCAAACTGCTAATATAGCGCCACCTGATTATGTTCCATCAACACAGCCTGGCGCTGTTTCTACGGCTTTAGGGCCGGTTTTAGTGTGGATAGCAATTCCTGTCAACTGTCCGAGGTATTTGAGGACTGGGTATGTCTTTACTGGTAACTATATCAGCATGGGCATTACCAGTGAAATCATCCTTGATGGTGACAAGTTGCTTAACAACAACTTCCCGATTCAGGGAGCTGACGTTAAGTAGTTTCTATTCCCCAGGGGGTTTAAGCGCCCCCTGGGGAAAGGATTAAAACATGCCAAACCTTACAGTAGCCTCTCAACAAGACATTTATAACATGGCTTTAGGCCATATTGCCGTGGCTCCCGTGGCGGACATCAACGAAGGTTCTAATCAGTCCAATGCCTGTAACCAATTTTGGGATGCGTCCGTGCGCGAGGCCCTGCGCGCCGCCCCGTATGATTTCAATACTGTTTATGTCTCATTGGCTCAAAGCGCCACATATCAGATCATCACCAACTGGGCTTATGCCTATCAATACCCTTCAAATTGCGTGAAGGTCTGGAAGATTTTAGCTCCAATATCAGGAACGTCTATTGTCGGGACTTTTCCGGGGATTTATCCCAATACGTCAGTCAATTCATGGAACGGCTGGAACATGCAGAGAGCGAAATTCATGGTCAGGTACGATCCCGTCAACAATGCGAAGGTCATTTTAACCAACGTCGCAAATGCCATCGGAGAGTATTCAGTACCCATTACGGACGTAACGCAGTTTGACGCGACGTTTGTCAGGGTGGTCAGCTTACGGCTTGCGGCTTATATCTGTCCTTTACTGGTCAATGACGACCAGAAGACCGCGGCTATCATGGAGTTGGCGAAGAATGT